TCACCGCGATCGAGCCACTCGCCTGAATTTCGTAGACGATGGTCGGGTCGAGGGTGACGTAGGCGACGATGTCAGTGGCGGCGATAGACGCAGTCCACTTGTTGCTCACCCGGCGACGACCGTCGCTGTCGGTGAACTCGACGCCCTGAAAGGTGCCGACGAAACGGTCGCCGATGGCGGCTGCTTCGATGGTACCGTTGCTGCCGATTTTCACCGGCTGGTTCTGTAGAATGTTGACCGCGTAGCCCGTAAGGATCGCGTAGGCGGTGGGGCGAACCACACCACTTGGCGAATATGCGGGACGGAGGCCAAACGGCTGAGAAGTCGTGGACATAGCCTTTTCCTCGTGTTTGGTTACGTTTCCCCGCGCTTAGGTGAAAATACCTCGGCGCGAAGCGTTAGCACGCATCTCTGACAGACCGTCACCTTCGTACATTGTGCTTCCGGCTCGCTCAGCCTGATCGCGCATCATATCCGCGACTTCGGAGAGTTTGTTTTCCTCGCGCATCGGTGCATCGTGGTGAGCTTCCTGCATGAACCTCTCGTAGAGGCTTTGCGGCAGCTTAAACGCGAGCATCTCGTTTACGCCAATGAACCCGACCCATTCGCCGGTCTTCACTGAGGCGTACTCCATACCCGGAACCTCTTCCGGCTTCACAGGCTCGTAGCCGAGCTGCATCCGCCTATGGATGGGGTCACGCGAGTTTGTCGTAGTGAGCCAGCACACATGAAAGCCCGGAATGTCCGGCAGATCAGGGAGTGCGTCATTGAAAAGTTGGTTGCGGAACATTTCCAGTCGGTCGTCCTCGGTGACACTCCGGTTCTCAGTGACCTCACGGTTCTGAGCGTTACGGGTGTCGCGGCGACCAACTACGTCGAAATCCGCGTCCTTCTTAAGGCGGCTGTCTTCAGTGCTATTCGTCATGTTGTCTCACTCCTTGTTTAGCGAGCCGAACTGCGATCTTGCTCCTGATAAGCCTTGAGCAGGCGATTACGTTTTGCAACGTCATCCCATGCTCCAGCCTCGATCATAGCAGCCTTGCGTTCCGGTGTCACGTAGATTTCTTTCTTGGTGCTGGTGGGTGCATGCTCACGCGTGCGCCCGGTAGGCGGCGCGCGTCGCTTGGGCTTCTTGTCGCCCTCGCCCAGAGAGTCTGCGACGCGCGTTGTCAGCTCCTCCCAGTAGTCGCGAGACGCGGGATCGTAGCCCTCGCTCGCCAGCTCGTTGTCGATGGCCTTGGTCACGGCGCTGTCGCGGTCGCGGCCCGATGGGTCGTACCACGGGTTGGCTTCCATCCACTGCTTGGCGTACCCAACGACGTTGGGATCGACGCGCGGCTGCTGCGCCTGCTGACGCTGCGTGTCGAACTGCTGCTTGGCTTGCGAGAGCTGGTAGGCATTGGCGTTCGCTTGGTCGCGGATGCGCATCGCTGCGACCACGTCCTCGCCGTTGCCTGCCTCCGTGGCCTTGGCGATGATCATCTCGGCCTGCTGGATCTCACGCAGCGCCTGAGCGATGCGCGTATCGATGGACTGCGCATTGGTGTTCTGCGTGAAGCCCTCCACCGCCGACAGACGCTGGAACATCTCGGCGTTCTGCCGCTCCAGCAACTGGATCTTACGCTCCGCGGCATCCTTCGCCCGGCGCTGCATGTCGCGGCGCTTGCGTCGGCGGTCGCGGTTGGACTTCGAACCGGAGGCAATGTCGTCCTCACTGTCGTCGTCGCTCTCGGCTAGGCGATCATCGCCCTCGTCCTCACCCTCGTCGCCATCCTCGTCCTCGCCGTCGTCCTCGATCGGCTCGTCTACGGGGATCAGCTCTTCTTCGATTTCGGTCTTGTCGTCACTCTTGGTTTGGTCGGTCATAACCGGCTCCCTTTTGTAGCCTTATCGATCAGATGAACGCCTTGATGGTGAGCGGGTCGCCCGTCACCTTGCCTATCAGATCGAGGTCGTTGAAAATGACAAGGAGAGCTTCGTCCTCGCCGTCGTTGGTTTTGACAGTCCAGCGGTCGCCGCCGTACTTTGGCACCCGCACGAAGTCGCCGGCCGTACACCAACTACCCTCGGGCCAGTTTTCCATCGTCGTGCGGTTCTTGAAGGCCAGCTCACCGACCGCCAAAACCTTGGCGATCTGGGTGTTCCACGCGTCTGTCTCGCGTGTCTCCGAGGTCAGGATAATCCCGCCCTTGGTCTTGCTTTTTGGCGTGCGGATTTGCACCAGCACGCGGCTTCCGAAGGGGTGTACGCCCGGATTGCAAGGCGGGAATGCCTCGTCAATACTGGCGTAACCAAACTCCACTTTATTCGATAGCTCCTGCATTAAGCGCTCCTTTACAGCAGGTTAGAGATTAAAGTCCTTCCGTTCCTTCTCGTCGATCAGGTTCAGAATGACCGTCTTTGCGTGCTCGAGGCCCGCGTAGAGCCCGACTGCCCGCCCGTAGGCGAACGCGTCGCGCTCCGCTGGTCGCTCCAGCGCTTCCCGTGCAAGGCGAGCTTGCTCGGTCTCCAAGCGCTGGAGGATCATTTCTATCTTCACGCGGGGGTCTTTTTACCGCCGCTGGCTTCGAACTTGGTCTTCTTGCCCATCTTCATGAGCTTGTGCATGTTGGTGTTCGAAGCCGTCATCTTGGTGGTGTTGCCCTTCGACAGGGCCGCGTCATTCTTGTGCTTCACGGTCTTCACTCCTTACGATCCGGGGTTGGGGTTGATGCCCGTGCCGGTGGACACGGCTACGCGCTCCCCAGACGCGATCTCTGCGGCGGCCAGCTCCATAGCCGTGCGGTTGTCGTCGGTGTTCATGGTGATGCGTGCCTGCAGCTCGGCTGCCTTGCGCGCGTCCTCCGCCTGCTGACGCTGCATCTCCATCTGCACCTTGGCTTGCAGCTCCTGCGCGCTGAGCTGTAGCTTGGCGCCGTCCATCTGCATGTCCGCCTGCGTCTGCTGCTGCTCGATCTGGAGCTTGGCCTGCGTCATCTGCATGTCCGCCTGCGTGTTCTGCTGCTCGATCTGTAGCTCGGCCTGCGACATTTGCGCGTCCTGCTGCATCTTCTGCTGTTGGATCTGAAGCTTCTGCCCCTCGATCATGGCGCGCGGATCTTGCATGGGCGGCGGCTGCAGCGACTGGAGGAGCTGCTGCGCCTGCGCGATGGCGGGGGGCAACGCGTCGAACGCCATTGCGCCCTGCTCGATGACCATAGTCGACGCCTCTGCGAGCATCTGGTCGAGCGCGCGCCGCGCCTCGTTGTCCTTACCAATGTCCTTCATCGCCTCGCCGATGTCCTCGCCGATCGCCTCGCTGGCGATGCGCACAGCCGACGCGACGTACCACAGGGAGATGTGCTCCTTGATGTGGTTGAGCATCACGGGCAGGTAGCTCGGCGCGATCAGCGGGTTCATGCCGAAGGCCGGGCTCATCATGTAGGCGAGGTGCGTCTTGAGGTGGGCGATATGATCCTGCTCGGGGAACGCCGTGATGGGGCGCGCGAGCGATGCCGCCGCGTTCTCGTTGACCGCGTTCTGCTCGCGCGGCTCGACGGGCGGGTTGAGCAGATCCTCTGCGTTGGGCACCTTGAGCGTCTCAAGCAGACGCTCCTCGACCTTGCGCATGTTGTAGAGCTGCGGCATGGCCGCCGCGCGCTGGGCCACGGCCTGCACCTGCGCGTAGCGCTGCGCCTCGCTGAAGATGTTCGGGTCGCTGACCGGCACGACGTCGAGCACGCCGTCGAAGTCACTGCGCCGGGCGAGCAGTTCGCCTGCCTCTTTCGCCAGCATCTCGTCGTCGAGGTAGAGACCGTTCAGCCGGTCGAGGACGCGCAACATGCGGGCCATCGCATCGTGCATGCGTGCGTGGATCGACGAGTAGACGACCGCACCCTGCTCGAGCTTGGCGAGAGTGGTGCCCACCGGCGCGTTGGGGTTGTTGTCGGCGATGTCTTCCATCGACGTCCGGACGACACCCTTGCCCGCGTCAACGAGGAAGCCGAGCAGGCTGAAGAGCACGGGGCTGGGTGGGTTGTACGGCAGGGGCATCGCCAGCTTGCGCACGTCGTCGACGTTGAGGCCGCCCTCGATCTCTTCGACTTGCCCCGGCTGGATGGTTAGCGACTGGCCGCCAGCCGTGCCGCCCTTGAGCTTGAGCATGGTCTGGCTGTTGCTGATGTGCGCCGCGTCGAGCAGCGCGCGCAGTGCGCCCGTCGCCGCGCCGCTCAGGCCGCCGATCAGGTGCGGCAGGCCGATGGGGTACGCGCCGCGCCACGGGATGAATGGGAACTCGACGAACCACTGCTGCTCCTCGCGGGTGTCGTCGTCCTCTTCCCAGTTGCGATAAATCGCAAGTACCTTGCCCGTCGACTTGTCGATCGAGAGGATGTACGGCTCCGCGCCGTCGTTCTCGATGTCGGCGATGGCGTAGACTTCGAAGACGAT